CACCGCTGCAAAAGGATGGGAAAATTTCCGGGAAGCACCGCCCATGCCGCCAAAGTCGATCCCCCAGCCAAGCCGCCAGTGGCCCAGAGGTTCCGTAATAGGTGGGATTTCGATCGACTCTCGCATGATCTGGAAGATCGCTCCCGATCCCATGACAGGCCGTCCGCTCCTTCGGGCAGCCTGCTCGTGCGCGGGGAAGCTGTTGATCGCCCGGTCATATTGATCTCCCTTCAAATGCCCATGGGGTTCGGCCAGCACGTCGTCGCCGGTCATGTTGACGAAGCCCTTGTCCTCATCGCCGCCGCGGGCGAACGACTGGTACAATTCAGTTTCACCCTGCAACGGAGTGAAGGTAATCATCATCGAGCCGCCGGTGGCCAGCAACCTTGCCTGGCATTCGGTGTAGACCTTGAAATCGTCCGGCTCCTCGTCGAGCCAGATAAAGCTCACCCCATCGCCCTGGAACTTCTGCCATCCCTGCTCATAGCTTTTGAAAGCGAGGGTGCTGTATCCACCGGAAGAATGCTTCACGGCAACTGACGCAAAGGCACCCGTGGTTCCCCGTCCCAGCACAGGATCCGTAGTAAAAGAGCTCCTCGGGATCAGGCCCGTCCCCAAGGTATCGGGCGTATTTGGCTGCCCGCACAGCTTCAACTGATTGATCCCCATGGTCTTGTCGGCGGTCAGGCCGCATGCCCAGGCGAGAATCGGTTTGTCGAAGCGAAGACCTGTCCACCATGACGGATATATCCCTGTGACGTGGCAAGCCGTCTCATACGCTCCGGCGTCCGACTTGCCCAGCTGGTTGCCGGCATTGAACATGCGCTCGCGCTTGGTGGCGCCGAGCTCGAAGAACTCCTGCTGCTTCCTGTACGGATAGAATTGCTGGAGCTTGTTGTGCTTCTTGATGTCGAGCGCCGCGGTGAGAGTACGGTGCAGGACGGCAATGCGCTCGATGTTGTCACCAGTCACTGTCGTCGACCTCTACCGGCTCATCAGTTACTTCGGTGAATTCCGCATCGACGATCCCGGCGGCCGAGATCAGCTGCTTCGGGTCCATGCCGAGTTGTGCGGCCATCTCCCGAATTTGCCCGATGAGTTGCTTGCCATCGGCATTGAGGTGTTCGACCACGATCTTCTGCTCCGCGGTGAATCCGTTGATCGCCGCCAGGTCCTTGGCGGCCCGGTACTGGTCCTTGTGCATCGGGTCCTGAGCGATGTCCATCATCACCGTGACCCCCAGCAGCGCGGCTCCGGCCAGCTTCTTGGTCGCCTCTTCCCTGAGCGCCGCGATGATCCCCTCTTCGCGCATCAGCTCATAGCCGTAGAACGGATGGAAGCCGGCCTTGGCTGCCGCGAACTGGGCGGCTTTCTTGTCAGGGCCCAGGTGGATCAGGTTGCGGACGAAGTTCCGGCGATCAGGGGTCAGGGACGCCATGGCACGGCCGTCGGCGATGCTGACGATTTCGTTTTCGACGGTAGCGAGAGCGGTTGCCATGCTGCCGACGTATCCTCGGGAAGAGGGAGCTGGTCAAGCAAAACTTAATTTTTTCGGTCCTCGCCCCCTCCGAAACCCTTAATTTTCCCTAGGTGTGTTATATGACTACTACACCCTGAATTTTGCTTTCCGCCGGATAGGTGCTTTCATAGCAATAGAAACGAAATTGCTGCATCTCGGGCCCACCCGCCACCCCACCCCGGTCTTATTGAGAATGGCTCGCAAGACGTCGATTATGTAATGGTGTATCAAAGCCAGGCACAATGCATTGATACTGACATGCATGTTAATAGCAATAGCAGGTTGGCATGATACTTGCATGGTGTGGTATGTGGATACCCTAGGCACGCTCGAGCCTGGTGTGTGGCCGGCTTTTGGACTAGTTCAGGGCCATAGATGAAAGGATCATAGGCACAAGAGGGCGAGCAAATGCTGCTTTAATGCGAACGTATCGCAAGAGTTTCGATTTAAGGTTGACATGTACTTAGCGCATCGCTACTAGTCGGAACCGACAAGATAGAGGAAGGACAAAATCAATGGACCTCGAAACCTATAACCGCGAACGCACGCTAATTGATAAAGCAGAGGCCTATCGCGCTGGCCGCACATGCCTCAACGCTGAGGAAGCCAAACATCCCGACTATGCTTCAGTCGACAACGCCATGCGCGGGCGAGTCGAACGCCATGAATTGCTACGCGACTTGCCGGACCGCTTCACCGCATATCTATCCAAAACAGAACATGGACATGCAATCACTGTATGGACAGGCGACATACTCGGAACCGCAAGGATCAATAGCATCGGGCCTCGTCGTGGTCGGGCCGGCGACCGACAGCACTATGGCCGCGCTAGCATTGGTGGCAAGCTCTACGCCTTCCAAGGGCCAGGCGAAGACTGCTATTGTCGTCTGCGCGCAATCAAAGGAAACTGATACGATCTGGCGCGCGACATTGGAGGCTTCGCGCGCCTAACCGCATCAGCGGACCTAAGATATAGGGAAAGGACAAGAACATGCTTACCAAGGAAAGCGCGCATCGCAAGGACCTCACGACTGGGCTTGCCGACATGCAGCATCGCCACTTTGCCACTGTCGCAACAATCATTCGCGAGATGCCGGCCGACGTCTACGGCACGGACCAGGTTGCTGAAATCTTCGCTGACCGTCTTGGCCACACTAATCCCAACTTCGATCGCCGGCGCTTCCTGCTGGCCTGCAAGGTGCAATAATGATAAACATTCGTCATCCAATAGCGCAACGGCTGATCGCCGAGGCTGAAGCCGCCGAGCAGCGCGAACATGCGCGCATCATCAACACGCTGGCGCCGCGGCACGACATCTTCTGCCGCTGCCGCACCTGCAAGCCGCCGCTGGTATAGGAAAGGACAAAAAAGCCATGCAGATAGTTACAGCAACTGGGCTTAGCGCCTGGGCTTCTTATCTCATCAACGGTGATGACAGCGGCATTACTCCCGACGATAAGCATGCCGCTGACGCCTTCGCAAAATGGATGGGTGCTACCCCATGCAACTGCGAAGATGCAGGCTTCATGTGGACGCCCGATAGCTTTCAGTTCATGGAAGTAGGCGGCGACTGCCAACGATACGAAGCACTAGTATGACTGCCACCGTTCACCGCATTGACGGCAAGCTCGAGCGCATCAGCTTCAAGTGCGACCATAAGAGCTGCACCGCAGCGGATCCGAGCGACTCGGAGATCATTGCCGGCGGCGGCATGCTGAAGATGGGCTGGAGTGTCCGCTTCAACAGCATCAAGCGCCGAAACGACCACTTCTGCCCGGAGCATCGGCCATGATCGCCCTGGGACGCCCATCATGGCGCAATGCCAGGCCGATACTCGGCCGCCACTATGCCTTCCCGCACGGCGCGCGGGGCCTGAGCAGGAGCCTGACGCTGACGCTGATGCTGACCTGGTGGTTTCGCTGGAAGAATGCTGCTGGTTGACTTTCACCCCGTTCATCACCGTTTGAACCACTGTCCCGACTGTGGCCATTAATCGAGATGGTTTCAGTCGGGACATTTTTATATCGTCAGCCCTATTGACTTTACTCTCAAAACATGCTATTACACCTAATATCTTAGATGATTGGGGGGTCGACCCTCTCTGGGGGGCGGGCCGCCCACAATCACTAGATAATAAAGGTGAATGATAAGCATATCGCGCGCGAGGACAAAAAATGAAAACCCTGGACGAACGGATCGAAAAGCTGGTTAGCTGGCGGGACGAACAGTCTGCGGTCGAAGCCGCTCTGGCCGAGCTGCTCCCAACTCTTAAGCGCCCTCATTTGTCAGTACCGCTGGCGGTCCGGCTGGCACCATTGACCGGACTGCCCGAGGCCCGCATCCGCAAGATATTGCTATGGATCGCCAAGGCCGGCCATCCTCACGCCACCCAGGATGGCGGCAAGGTCCGCGTCTATGGTCATGATGCAGTGCTGTGGCGCTGGCATCCGACACCTAAACGCTTGCCAGAAGCCGCCCAGGTTGATACTCAGGACTGGTAAAAGGAGTGGTAGACACTCGTGATTGGTAAGGAGGACAAAATGACCAAGACACTGCTCGCCTGGCATGGCGACCCCAAACTCAGGAAAACGACCGTGGCTGAAATGGCCGCGCATCGCAAAGCCGATCGCTTGGTCAAGGGTATCTATTGGGAAAACGGCAAGGGTTGTGCTGTTGGCTGTCTGGTTCACGGCAGCAATCATGCGCTATATGAGCCGCGTTTCGGCATCCCCCAGGCGCTGGCTCGGCTTGAGGATACGATCTTCGAACACCTGTCAAATGGCGATTCGCAGTGCTGGCCGGAGCGGTTCCTGAAAGCCGCCAAGCCTGGAGCCGACCTATCGTTGGTCCAGTGGCAGTTTCTCGCTTTTGTCGTCAATGAAGCGCTATCCCGGCCTCGAGCAGCCAGCGTTCGCGAGGCCTGTCAACCCGCGCTTGAAGTTGTACGAGCCAGAGCAAGGGGCGAAACAGTTTCGGTGAGGTCGGCGGCGGCCCGTGCGGCGTGGTTGGCGG